TGCGTTAGATTATTCTTCAAGAGTTTTAAAGAGTATGAAGGGTAGGAAAAAATTGTTATTTTTAATAACTGATGGACTCCCACAGTATTCAAATAATAACTTTTCGCTTAAGAGAAACACGTTATTAATTATGAATAAAAAGGCTATGTTAAAAGCAAGAAGAAGCACACCAAATGTGTTTGTGTTCTTTTTAGGATCTAATCCATATGCCACTTGGTTTGTTAAGGAGGCTTTCGGTGAAAGAAGAGTTATAAACGTACCAAGTATGAAGTATGCATCAGATAAGATAGTAAAAGAGTTTAGAAGTCTAGTAATAAACACCTTGAAGTAGTTTTACCGTTTTCCACCATTTTTTTTGGGTAAAACCCAGAAAACCTTTATATACCGTTATAGTTCTAGCAAGGCTTAAATACATGTAAAATAATTGTTAACCTTGTTAGAAATAATTGATAAAAACTATGACAGTAAAGTCAAAAGACTTATAAGTGAAAACGGTATAAAAATAAACACCGAGATATTTATGTTTAATAGAGAAAAATCAATTAAAAGGATAATGCAGTTGGAAGAGGAGTTATTTATGCCAAAACACATACCAAAAGGCACACCAGAAGATCCAGATAATCCAGATTTTAGAGAGTTCTCTCAATATGAAAAAGATAATTGTAAATGTTCTAATTGTAAGTTTCCAGTTGAATATTGGGAAAAAAAGACGGATAAAGAACTTCAAACGGAATTAATGTCCTTAGAAACATTAAAGGCTAATCCAGTATGACTTTTACAGATAGAGAGAGATTCATATATCACTCTGCGACACTAATGACTCTTGAAATAATGCATGAAAAAAGAACAAAACGCAGTGCAGTTGACCTACAGAAATTCTTAGAATTAATTAAAGATAATAGATGTAGAAAACTTACAAGAGATGATCTTGATGACATATACAATGATATTGAAGAGGAGGTATTATTATCTAGTGCAGTATATGACTTACACATGGAAAAAAAAGACAGGGGGATGGGAAGGTTTTTTGGAAGATAAAAAATTATGCCATATATGTCTGAAGGTGGACATGACCAAAAGTAATGATGCTTTAGATTTATGTTATGATTGTTTTGACAATGTTGCAAGACTTCATAAGGAATACTTAGAGGAGGAAAAAAATGAAAAAAAAGAGGGTTAATTTAGATAAATGTTTGCACTGTGGGCGTGAAATGTTTGCGTACAATAACGTGGGTAAAAAATATTGTAACACAACATGTAGAGATGAATACAGAAAGATTTCTGGGTATCATGCCAATATATATAAAAGAAAAGTCAAACCTCACCTAAAGAAGTGCCAAATGTGTGGAAGGAAAATAATATCTGTTGGTGAAAGAAAGAATGCCAATAAATTCTGTGGTAAGAAATGTATGTATTTGAATAATAAAAAAAGAAATAATAATCAGAAATTCATAACCATAAAAATACCCATCGGCTCATATAATGAACTGTTTAGGAGAAAAAATTGATTAGTCAGTTAGAACTTAGACAACAAGTAGAAGTAAATACACCAAAAGGTCGTGGTAGATTGTTTTTAGTTACAGAATATGGTAGTGAAATAGAAAAAATATTTACGGTTATATTATACAATGGAGAAATATGGGAATTTGCTAATGATGATATACGAGTAACTAATAATATAACTATGGGGAGAAAAAATGTGTAAGAACCTTTGTGAAAGATTTGAAAAAGATTATTTTGGGGAAAATCATTACTGTCAAGAATGTGCTAAATTCGTAAATAAAAAATATTTAAAGAGAGAAAAAAGAAAAATGGGTCGATTAAGATGCTCATGTTGTAATGGTTTGGTACGAAATAAGGCAAAAAGAGTGAAAGTAACAAAGGTATTGCAAATTAAATAACTAAATCAAAGAAAATTCTGCCCACTGTATATTGTAAATCAGTTTCTCTTCTTGATCTTCATCCATATCATCTGCTTCTTCTGCCTTTTCAAAACAATAGTGTAGAGTTTCATGTGTCATGGTTTTGTATATATCCTCAATATCTTCATGCATCGGAAGATAAATTAGACACCTGTCAGTTTCAGAGTAATATACCCCACGAAGTTCTGCCTTTTCTACTTTAAAGTCCATTCTCATTAGCTATACCTAGTTCTAGTAAGATTTATTAACTCTTAAACTTTACTGTCATATATGAGCATATTAACGTCATTTTTAGATTGGTATGAAAGACATATGGCTAAAAGCCTCATAGTGTCAGCAGTGATACTATATGCCCAAATACCACACACAATTACGGCTGCTGAGTGCTTTTTTGGAGATCATGACCACACGTTAATATTTGGTAAGAATATAATATTAGATTTTCTTATATATGGTATAGATTTACTTGAATTAATACCAATTATAGGTATCACGCTTGCCATAATAAGTAAACTAAGGCATAAAGTTATATAGTCGAATGATGTGTTATATATAAATGGCTGAAAATTCTATTGAGACACAAGAACCACGATGGGATGTCATAAATGAGCTTTATGACTCTATAGATGAAACAATATCTGATATGTTTAAAGAGAAACATTTAAGCTTTGGTGAGATTGAGATCGGTATAAAACTGATGGAGGACAAAATACTACAACAGAAGATGGAATTAATGTTTCAATACATAAAAGAGAACGACGAAAAAGACCCAGAAGAGAAGAAAGAACCATCTGATATTTACAAATGATTAGCGTCTAACGCTTCTTTTACCTCTCTACGTGATTCATCGTTTAATTTTTCATTGAAAAGTTCTGGACAATCATAGTGCCAAAGGTCAACAACTATACAATTACTCCATTCTAACATCTGTTTTTGTACACTATCTCTGGCTGATTTAAGTATACCACCGTGGTCTTCACCTTGAACTCTTATACAAACTGGTTTAAATCCAGTAAATAATACTATGTCAACAGACTCTTTCTGCTGTCTTTCAGACAATCCCTCTGGTATTAGTTCAAATGACATAAGATCCTTAAACATTACCTGAGTAGAATAAAATACGGACTTACCGTATATTTCTTTTAGAATATCTAGAGCAGTGTTTTCTCCCCTTCCTATTATTTGTGTCATACTGTCTCAATAATACCTCCCATTTCTTTCCACTTCCCTTTACATTTAATGCCAATGCTATTAAGTTTTTTTTATCTTTAAGAAAGTCTTTAATTGGCTGTGCTTGAGCCCATGCATTGGTTTTTATCTGGATTAGAATTATTCTACCATCTCTATCAAAACATATTCCATCAAACAGATTCCATAGATCCAATGCCCTATACCATTCACCCAAAGTATATACTAAATCTTGCCTTCTACCATGTGCTTTAAGCCATATATCATCATATCCTTTGGAAAGCAAATAATTTACTGCCCTTCTGTTTGAGGCTCTCATTCGTTCTCTTGGGTTCAAACCTTTATATACCCCTAATCAATAAAATTTTTAATATGTTTCACCATCGTCATCAAATCCATCTTCTCTGACTTTTGGTTCTTCACTCATGCTTTCTTTCCTATTCTTTTTGGGTCATTCCAGCCTGTATAACCTTGAGGATTATATGCTGGATTCCATGTATCACATGCTTTACAGTGGTCTTTCCAATTAAAATGCTCACATATTATATCTTTTTTTCTAAATTCTGCACATCTTTCCCTCATATGTTTTGGAAGATCCTCATACTCACATTTTGGACATATATAATATATTTCATCATGTGCTTCATCAGTTTCACTGTAAAGATAGGTTTTACAAGTGTTACACAAATAACTATCGTCCATTAGAATCCCAAATTCCTAGCAATTCTGTTGGCTGCTGCAAGTGCCCTCTTATTTGCGTTTTCTGAGACACATTCTTTGCATGGAAGTTTCTCATCATGTTTTTTACATATTTTCATTTTAATCTACCTTATCCTCTATTCCCTTGGCAGTGAGTAGAAACTCTGCGTCTGCCTGTGGATGTTCTGGACTGTCTACCATTCTTGCTATGCGTTTTTTACCAGATTTTTTAAAGTACAATCTATATGTGGCTGCATGACCTACAACATTTCCACCTATTGGTTTTACTGGGTCTCCAAACATAACGGATGGGTCTGTCTGTACTTGATTTGTATACAAAACAGTTGTTTTATAGTAATATGATATGTTCTTTAGGTGTGTCATTAGTCTTGCTATCTGGTTTTGTCGGTCTGCTAGTGTCCCTCTACCTAGGTATTCTTCCCTAAATTGACCTATTGCACCATCAATTACAACCAATCTTGGTCTCTTTTCATCCATTGTCTTTGACAATGCATTGATAGTTCCCATTAATTGCTCTGTATTTGGTGTATAGAAATATGTTATTTGGTTTAATGCACGTTCCATGTCTTCCTTACTTTCAACATACTCTCGTGCTTTCATTATTTCAAGTATTCTTGTTGGTCTAAATGTATCCTCACAATCAATCCACACAACATTTTCACCCTCTTTAATTGCCTGTGATGTTAAAGTATTACAAAACTGTGTTTTACCAGAACCATACTCTCCATAGACCTCATATGTGCACTCTGGCTTCATTCCACCACCTAAAAGCTCATCTACTGCCGTACATTTGGTCTCTAAGGTAGGGTAATTTGCCTGATATTCCATTAAATCTACAACACTCATGTCTGATTTTCTTATTAAATCGTTATCTTCAAGTATTTTTTGTGCATTGAATACCCAAGAATCTGCTTTTGATTTTGTTACACCAGTAATCTCAGATACCTCTCTACCACCTCTAATACAAACATCTAATAGAGATGTTACACCAAAGTCTGTTAGTTTCTGAGCTGTTACAGCACCTACACCGTCTAATTGATCTATTCCAAGATCTAAGTCAGGTATTGCTGTCTGTCTTTCAGGGTTTTGTGAAAAATCATTTTCTAAAGAACTCATGTCTTCTTTAGAATCATCTA